ATCGTGAGGCCGGTGGGGCTCTGCTGGCGCGTGCTCGCTTCGGCGGACCCGGCTGCCGCCATGCCCTCACCGATGGACCCGCGCCATGCCGCGCTGCTCACGCCGGGGACGAACCGGCCCGCCACGCCGCCCGCCAGCATCAGCGGCAGCGACTCGGCCACGGCCTGGAACACCACGTCGGGGTTCGACAGCGCCTTGACGGCCGTTTCCATGATGCCGTCCGCCTCCGACACCTCCATCTTCTGGTTCTTGAGGCGATCGGAGTACCAGTCTTCAAGGATGCTTTTGGCCTGTCCCGGCTGGAACCCGGCGTCGTCGAGCATCTTGCCGACGCGGCCACCGGCGGGGATGTCCACGAGGCCGACCGCCGCTTCGGGGATGCCGATGGCGCCCTTCAGCAGCGACACGCCGGTGTCGGTGATGCGGTCGCCCACGGCCGGCGGGATGTCCGAGCGAGACATCCCCTCCAGCGTGTCCTCGAAGGCGGGCTGCGGCACACGCTTGACGTCGATCGTCTTCGGCCGCGACCAGCGGCCTGGCGTCTTCTGCGACGGTCCCTGCGGGGCGCGTGAGCGGAAGGCGCGCGGCACAAGGTTGCCGAACGGGTCGACCTCGCGGACCTCGCCGCGCTCGTCCAAGCGGCGCTCGGTTGGCGGCTCATACGCGCCGAACTCGTCCGCGAGCTGGTCGAGGGTCTTGCCGGACGTCGCACGCCGTGGCGATGGGGCCTCGTCGTCATCGCTTGCGCCGTACTGGGACGCGAGCAGGTCGAGGTCCTGCCCGGCGTCGGCAGTCGAGCGCAGCGGCACCAAGTCGAAGGTGCGCGTGCGCGTCGGGAGCGGCTTCGGATCGTCAGCCATTCGTGTCCTGCGCTACTTGGCCGCGAATCCGGCCGCCTTCATGAACCCTTCGGCTGCTTCCTGCGACGGGAACGTCTTCACGCGACCGTCTGAAAAGCGCAGCCGCACCGGCGAGGGCTTCTCGCTCGACGTGGCCGGGGGGGCGGGCCTGCGGAAGTTTACCCGAGGTTGAGCTGGCGGCCCACTGCTCGCAGTCGGCTCGGGTGGAGCAACTGGCGGCGGATCGCCAAGGTCGGCCATCGACTTCTTGACCCGGTCGCCGACCTGCACCTTGAACGAGTTGATCACCTCCTGCTTGTTGCGCTCGTGCTCGGCCAGCAGCGCCGCCGCGCCAGCCGTGTCGCCGGCCTGCGTCAGCTCCTTGTAGGCGGGCTTGAACTTCGCCTCCAGTGACGCAAGCTTGTCCTGCTTCCACCGCTCGGACGCTCCGTAAGAGTTTGGCGTGACCGTGCCGCCCGTCTCTGTCGTCGCTTTCGGCGTCTCGGGCTTCCATCCGGCCGATGCCCACTTCCGGCGCGCGGTGATGCGGTCGGCCGCCGACAGCTTCGCGGGCGTCGTGCCCTTCTCATTCGCGTACGCCGCGATGAACGCATCGAAGCTGCCCTCGCCAGGCGGCGTCTTGTCGACCGGCGCCCCGATCGCTCGTGCCCGCTCGACCGCTTCGGGGCTGAACACCTCTCCGAACTTCGCGATCGTCTCAGCCGGGGCGCCGAGCCCGCGGGCGCTCTTGATGACCTCGGCCCACTCTTCCGGCGTGTCGGCCATCGGCAGCAGCCGAGCCAGCGATCCGGTGAAGTAGGCGTCACGCTCCTGAAGGCTCTTGCCGGTCATGTTGGCGTTTGCCAGCTCTCTGCCCTGAAGGTCGAGCTTGTCCTTCATGGACATGCCCCACTGCATCGCCTTGTCGACAAAGTCCGGGTCGTACTCCGGCGGGAGCGTCTGCGCCAGCTCGGGGCCGACCAGCTCCGCGATCTTCCCGCGCGTGGCCGCGTAGGCAGCGGGCGCGTTCGGGCCGGCGTCCTTCACAGTACCCATGAGCAGCGCCGCCTGTTCGAGGTTCTTCCCGGCCAGCTCGAACTGCTTGAGCGTCGTGTCGATGCCGTCGCGACGGGCCTGCTCCAGCTCCTTCTGCATTTTCGACGCTTCTTCCGCGAACCCCTGCGTGCGGAGGTAGTCGATGGCGTCGTCCGGGTCGTACTGGCCGGCCTCCTTGAGCGCCTTGTTGTAGGCGGCGGCGCGCTCGGTCTGCGCCGTGTAGTCGCGCGCCTTGGCCTTCTCGGCTTCGCGGATCGGCTTCGTCTCCTCGTATTCCGCGAGGTCGGCCATCGTCCGCTGCGCGATCTGGCCCACCTCGCGCACGGCGCCGCCCCATGCCGCGCCACGACGCAGCGCGCCTTGCGCCTGCACGTCGCCCGAGTCGCGCGCAAGGTCAGACATGCGCCGCGCGCCCTGGCTGCCGTCGTAGGGTCGTGCCTGATACGGTCCGATCATGGTCGTCCTCTACGCCTGCCCCAGTTCCGCAAGGAACCGGCGGCGCGTCTCGGCTTGGTTGTCGCGATACTGCCAGTCGGACTCGGCCCCGCGGTTGCGGCGCCAGTTGTCTTCGCGGCCGTACGTCTCGCGCTGCCACGCGCGGTCGAAGTTCAGCTCGGCGTTGCGCTGGCCCGTGTCCCGGCGTGCGTTCCACGTCACAAGGCCAGGCGCGTATTCCGCCTGTGCGCCTTCGACTTCAGCCCCGTAGCCGAACCGGCTTTCGCCCGAGTTCCGATCGAATGTGTCGGCGTTGCGGTTGTAGACGGTCTGGTACTGCTGAGACGCAAGGTCCTGGTTGAAGCGCGACAGATCGCGCATCGTGGTGCCGGTGCCAAGCATCCCGCGCGCCGCGGCAGACGCCTGAATCGCGCCTATCCCTTCGTCGCGCGCAAAGCGGTAGCCCGGATCGTTCTGCGCCTCTTCATAGGTCGGGGCGCGGAACGTCTGCCGCTGGTAGGTCGGCGCGGTATACGCGGGCGCGGCTTCGACCGGCGGCGCGTTGATCGTCTGCGGCGGCAGGGGGCCTGACGTCGGGTACGGCTGCTGTGCCGGATCGACTGGCGGCGGGGCCGCGTAGGGGTTGTACTGCCCACCGGAGCGCCCGGCCGAGTACTCCAGCAGGCGGTTGACGTCGGCGCCGCCGATCATCGCTGCGCCAGTCGGATCGGAGTAGTTCAGGAACTTCATCGCTTCCGTGCGCTGGTCGGCGTTCAGGTCCTGCCCGAACGTCTTGTTCAGGTGCGTCAGGAGCTGCGCGCCGGACCACTGCTGCGACGGGTCGATGCCCTGAAACGTCGGCGGCTTGGCCTGGCTGACGGCCGGCAGGGCCGCGGAGGCGACCTTCGGCGCGGCCGTGCCCGCCCCGGCGAGCGCCGCCGCGCGCTCGGGCGACGCGGGAGCGGCCGGCGTGGCGGCAGGCTTTGGCGTGGCGGCACCGACCGTGGGCGCGTGGGACACGACCGCCCCGTTGGGGGCCGCGGTGGGCGAGGCGCCGTAGGACGTCTGTGCGCTGATTGCCATTTACAGCTCCACCAGGTCGGCCAGCGACAGCCGCTCGTCTCGCGGTCGCGCCAGGAGCCTGGTGACCGGGTCGTTGGGGTCCGCGGGGCCGCCACCGCTGGGCGGCGGCGTCTGGCCCGGCGGTGGGGACGGGGGCCCGTAGGGGCTCGTACCGGCGTCCGGCCGGGATGCGTGCCGCGTCTCCGGCCACTGCACGCCGTGCGCTTCCGCCTGCCACGCCAGTTTCGGGTTCTCGCCCCCTGCGTTCACGACGAAGTCGACCCAGCGGCCCGGCTTGCCGCCCGCGCGATCCTCGTAGTCGCGGATGAACATTTTGTCCCCGACGATGTCGAGCACTTCGACGCCTGCGGCTTCCAGCTTCGGCCGGATGTACCGCTCCGCGAAATACTGCGCGCCTTCCTTCGTCTTCCACACGTCCCCGGCGCCGGCCAACTCGGCCTCCCGCGTGGCGTCTGCGAACGTGTACTTGGCGCTCTTGCCAATCAGGCGGTTCTGGTCGCTCTGGTCGAAGTCGAAGCCGGTGTACGCGTAGTTGCCGCCGCGACCCGACCCCATGTTGGTGATGGGTTTCGTGCCGTACGTTGCGGGTGTGCCTGGCGGGGGCGGGGGAGGCGGCGGCGGGGGCGGGGTCTGGGGAACGCCCCACGTTGGCGAGCCTCCACCACTGGGACCCTGCGGCGGTCGGCCGTAGTCTGGGTGACCGGGCGGGCGGCCCCACTTGTCGAGCGTGGCCGGATCGGCCGGCGGCGGCGTGCCGGTGGTCGGCCCGGCGCCCTGCGGGGGCGCGACGGCGTTCGTGCCCACGGTCGGCGCCCCGCCATAGGGCTGCTGCTGCGCGGCCGGCATCCCTGGCGCGGTCGGTGGCGTGATGACGTTCTGGCGCCGGTTCTGGCCGAGCAGCGTGCGGTTGGCCCACTTCGTGCCGCTGTCGTCCCCGAGCGCGTCCATTGTGTCGAGTCCAGCCATGTGCTACCTCGCGAGATCGGCCATCGTGCGGTTGGAGGGCTGCTGCGGAGGCATCCGCGGCGTGAACTCCGGCGTCGAGGTCGGCGGCGACATCGATCCGGGCGTCCAGCCCTGCGCCAAGTCGGGCGGTGGCTCTCCGGGCTTCATGGTGATACCGCCGATGCGCGCCAGCTCTTCGACGGCGCCACGGCCGGCGGCCCGATAGGGCTCGCGGCGCTTCTGGTCGAACGACCAACGGGCGTTGCCGGCCGCCTCGGCGCGCAGGTTGTCGTTGCGCCCCATCTCGTATCGCTGCTGCTCGCGGTCCTGCTCAATCTCCCATCGCGTGCGGTTGTCCCTCTCGGTGCGATCGAACTCTTCGCGCCGGCGCATCTCGTTTTCCTGCTCGATGGTCATGGCGCGGCTGTTGGCGCCGAGCTGCGCGCGCTGCGCCTTGCCGGCGGCGCGCGCATTGATGGCGGCGCCGCCCAAAGACCCTGCCCCGGCAACAATGCCGCCGACGATCGCTGCTGTCGTGAATGCGCCCATGCTCACACCCTTCGCAAATAGGCCGTCTCGATCCGCGAGTAGCCGACCCGTTCGTAGAACCGCCCCACGCTGTCGCTGTCTGGCGACACCATCTCGACGTGCGTGGCGCCGTGATCGCGCGCCCACTGCTCGAAGGCCGCCAAGAGCTTGACGCCGACGCGGCCACGGTGCGCCATGTCGACCCACCACGCCACCTCGGACGCGACGATGGCATCCAGCATCGGGTGGTCGAAGATGTGCCCGCCGAGCATCCCGACCGCGTTCCCGTCGACCTCAACCACGAAGATGACGCCATCAGGGCTCGACGCCAGCTTCTTCGCCAGCTCGATGATGCGGTCCGGCACCGCAGGCGCAATGCGTCCGTACGGCGACTCCGCGATGAAGAGCACGGCCATCTCGACGATGCGCGCGAGGTCTTCCGGCTCTGCCAGACGAATCGTCATCGCACACGCTCCAGCAGGATGTCGACGTGGACCCCATACGACGGCGTGGCTGTTCCCGGCTGAAGGTTCAGCCGGTACTTGATGTCCGTGCCTGCCGTCACCTTCATCAGCACCGACCCGGTGTCTCCGTCGAGCCCGTCGACGAACGCGCGGTTGCACAAGACCACTTCCCAGTTGGCGGACTGGTAGGTCCAGCCGATCGCAAGCTGCGCGCCGCATGTGGCGCTCAGGCCCTCGTATGGCAGCATCGTGGCCGTCGCGCGGTAGAGCCCCGCCGGCAGCGTTTCCGGCGTTCGGATGGTGACGAGGCCCGCGTCGACCTTCTGGCTCGGCAGCGACACAGACGCGATCGACTGCACCCGCGACGACACGTTGTCGACCAGGTCCTGAATCCACTGCCGCCAGACCTCGCTGAAGCGATTGCGCGTCGTGGCGTGCATCACGCCGCTGCGAGCAGGAGGGGCGGCGAGGCGAAGCGGCATTACCGGACCTCCAGATATGCGTTCACGATCGACCACGGCACCGGGTCAGACATCTGGATCTCGAAGATCCGGTTCATTCCTGACCCGAGGCGTGTCCACTCGGGGAACGACTCATACTTCCCGATGGCGCCCGCGCTGTCCATGCCCGCGCTCCACCACGTCTCGCCGTCGTCTGACACCAGCAGCTCGACCATCGGCTCGTCGCCCTGCCCGGACGTCGCGCCGCGCCCGGTCAACAGGTGCAGGGTGAAGGACGAGAAGTACAGCCGGCGCAGCTCGTTCGCGACGTAGGGCGCTCGCCGGATGCGCCGGATCGGCCGGCTGTCGACGTCGAGGCCCGCGTCGTCGAGCACGAACAGCTCGCCGCCGACGATGTTCGCGCAGATGTGCTTGTTGTCGACGACCGCGTGAAAGCATGGCCGCCACTGCTCGAAGCGGCCCTGATCGGCCACCCATGTGCCGCGCTCGTGCCACCGCATCGTCGACAGGTCTAGCACCCAGGTCGCGTTGGCGGTCGGGAAGTTCAGTACGTAGAACTGGTGGCCCTCGATCTCGTATGTCCAGCCGATGGCGTCGTCGATGCGGGAGTAGGTGCCAATCGCGTGCGCGATCGCGAAGTCGCTCACCACTCGCGGCTGGAAGCCAACCGACATCGCCACCTCGCCAGAGCCTTGCTTGGTGGCGGACAACCACACGAGGGCCTCCCCCACGCTGACGGCCGACCACGGCGCGGCGATGCCGTACCCGATCGAGCCGCTCGGGTGGATGGCGAACGTGAACGGGAACGTCCCCGCGTTGTACCAGACCTCGGACGTGTGCTCCCCGAACAGCCACAGCTCCTTGCCGTGGACGTGCGCGTGCAGCCACGGATCGCCGGCGATGATGCGCTTGGCCGTGTTGCCGCCGTCCCACGTCAGGCCGTCTAGCAGGTTCGACTGGTAGATGGCCGACGTCGCACGGTCGAGGATCACGAAGTAGCCGTCCAGCATCACCACTGTCGTGGCCGGGCTCGGCGTCACCGGCTCCGTCCATGCGTGCGTGACGGTGTTGTAGATGTACAGGCCTGTACCGCTAGAGATCGCGATCTGGCTGCCGCCGGAGCCGTTGTAGACGATAGCCGCCGGTCGCGTGTCGGCCGCCACGGTGCCGCGCACGACGCGAGCGCCGCCGGCCTGCACTTCGATGAACTCCGTGCCGATCACGGCATAGACGCGGCCGTTCCAGACCTGCAAGGCGCGACCGGGCGAGCTGTTCGAGGCCGACTGCGCCGAATAGATCCCGACGCCTGGGGTCGGACGCAGGATGCCGTCGTTCACGCCGCCCTCGGACTGCACGGGCTCGTAATACATGTTCACCGTGCGCTCGTTTGCGGCAAACGGGTTGCCAGAGCGATACGAACCGCCGATGAAGGCCGGGTAGCGCATCCTACCGGTCCGTCCAGATATTGTAGGGCAGGCCCGTGCCCGTCAGTCCGGGGTCGAGGCCCAGCACGCGCGGCCGGCGGTTTGCCCGCTTGATGTCCGCCATCGTGGCGCGGGCCGTTTCAACCGTGGTCGGCCGCGGATCGCGCTCGAACGGCGCCGCCAGCTCCATCGCCAGATTCGCCACGATCGCCTGCTCGTAGCCGGGCGGGAAGGCGTAGTCCGTCGAGAGGTTGGCGAACTCCTGCATCGCGCGCGGGATGTAGAGCACGAGATCGCACACGCTCGACGTCGGGATCGGCAGGGGATACACCTTCCCGAGGCCGACACCGGTGAAGCCGTAGTCGTAGTACAGCGTGTTCGGCTGCGGCGCGGTCAGCGTTTTCGTGGGGAACCGCTGATACTCCTGATCCGTCATCGGCGCCCCGAGCGGGATCTCCACCGGCGTGGTCGCCGTGCGGTCGAGCACCAGGCCGACGTGCTCGATCCGCATCGGCCGCACCGTGTCGATCGCGCCACTTGGGCCGATCGTGTAGCTGGGCGTCGACGCGACAAGCGGGAATACCTCGCGCTTCACCGTGAAAACGCTCAGTCGGCTCGTGTGGAGCGCCGTGACCCAGCGGTTCAGCTTTCGGAGGCCGAGCGCAAGATCGGCCGCTTTCGGGGTCTGGTTCACCCCGATGACGCCAAGCTCGACGAGCGCATCCGTGATGAGGTCGCGAGCTGTCGCCATGCGGGGCTCTCCAGTGAAACGCCGATAGGGCCGATCCTAGTGCGCCGTCGCGCGACGGCGGCTCGCCACGGTCGACACCGCGGCCGGGGCCTTGCGGCTCCGCGTCTTGGCGGCCTGCTCGGCTTCGAGCGGGGTCGCCACCGATTCGTCGATCGGCTGCTCAATCGCCTTGAAGGCCATCGGGGCGTTCACGCCCTGCGGCACGCTCGGCGCCAGGCCCACCTCGGACGGGGTGTCGTGCCAGCCCTTGCCGGCCTTCTCCAGCGCCTCGGGGTCCGCGAACTTCCGACCGCCGTGCTGCGCGTGGTAGTACCACGCCGGGAAACCTGCCGCACCCATATCGAGACTCCTGCCACGTCACCGAGAGGGGAAAGGAGGCGCGGAGGCCAGCTCGTGGCCGGCTGACTCTCCGCGCCGGAATGCCGCCGACTGGCGCTAGGCCATGACGACGCCAGCCGTCGCACCCGCGACGACGAGCCACAGTCCGTTGAGGGACTTGAGGGTGAGCACGCCGCCACCGCCAGCCGCGAAGGTCGCGACGTCGCTGGATGTCGTGTTGCCGAAGAAGCCCGCCGTCAGCGTGACGGTGTGCGCCGCGGCCGTGTAGCCCCGGACTTCGAGGACGATGCCGTCCGGCACCGCCACGCCCGGCTGCGCCAGCGTGAGGGCCGCCGCGGTCGCCTTCATGATGTTGATGCGCGTGTTCTTGCGCGGGATCACGATGGCGGCATCGACGGGCATGGTGATCTCGTCGAAGCTGTCTTCGTGGTTCGTCAGCACCGACTCCTGATACTGGGCGAGGTCGGACACGAGGCCCACCACGACCGGCGACAGAGCCGCGTGCGCGACGGCTCGGCCGCCGCGCTCGCCACGGGTGCGGACGCGCACTGCGGTGCCGTCGATCTTCACGACGGTGGAATACTCGGCGTTGACCTTCAGGAAGCCGCCGACCGTCACGCCGGAAGCCGACGTCAGGTAGAACGTGTCGGTGTCACGAGTCGCGGCCGCGGCCAGCGTCGTGCGGGAAATAGCCATGTGGTGCTCTCCTTCGCTATCGAACGTGAACGGGTGAAACGCAGGCGAAGGGGCCGGCCAGCGCGGACGGCCCCTTCGAGCTGGTTACGAGCAGACGCGGCAGCCCATCTCGGGCCGCACCGCCGCCCATCCGTAGAGCACGTCCAGACGCGCCGGGGACTGGTCGGTCATCACGTCGTACGCCTTGATGAAGCGCACCGAGACGCCGAGCGCCTTGTTGCTGATGCGCTTCGACACCCACACGCCCTGCGGCAGCGGAAGGTCGGCCATCACACAGGTGTAGGCGTTCGGGTCATAAACGAGGCCCTGCCGCGACACCTTGCTGGCGTGCGAGCTGGCGTGGCCGAAGATGGTGATGGCGGCGTTGTTCGCCGGCATCGAGTCCACCGTCGCGTAGGCCGTTCCGTAGATGATGGCGGGGAAGATCGGGATCGTGGCGTTGCCCGAACCGTCCGAGTCGACGTCCGCGGTCACGACGAAGTCTTTCAGTCGGCCAGTCGACTGATACGACATCGGGTTGATCTCGAACACGCCCCCGATCTGGATGACGTCGCCTTCCTTGAGGCGATTCGCGGCGGCAGCCGTGAACCCGTCAGCGACGATCGAGGTCGCGCCAGACGCAGTCGACGCGGCGTTCACCAGCGGCGTGCCGCCGAGGGGGCCGACGACGTGCGTGGCAATGTTCTCGTCTTTGTACCACTCCTTGATGCCGAGCACGTCGTTGCCGAACATGCCGGTGCGGTACTGCTTCGAGATGGCCGCGCTCGGATTGAAGAGCGCCAGGTTGGCGTTCGCGATTGTCGCGTGCATCTGCGACGTGAGCATCGCCACGAGCCGATTCGTGGGGACAGCGCCTTCCGACAGCTTCACGGTCGCATCGAGGTAGATGCTGTTGGTCGCGGGGACCGAGGCCGGCGTGCCGACCGTGCGGAACGTCTTCTTGTACATCCGCGACAGGCCGTCGTAGTCGACGGTGTTCGCGATAGCCTCTACCGCCGGGTCGATGTACCGCTCCGAGTAGTTGTCGACTTCCATCTTCAGGGAAGCCGAGCTGAACTCGATGCCGATGTTCGCCTGGTCGGTGAGGGTGATCGGCACGACATCTTCGCTCACGCCCACCGGGGAGAGGCCAGCACCCTTGTTGGTCTGGTACCGCTGCGGGAGACGGGCGTTGACGGTGTAGCCGACCTTGGCGCCGGCCACGACGTACTGATCGTCATAGCCGCGGTTCACGTTGCTCGTGAAGCGGAGGGCGTTGGTCAGACGCTGCGTGACTTTCTTGATGACCCACGAGGGGGTCACCAAGGTGTTGACTACGGACATGGGGAACCTCGCTATTCGCGAGGCGCGACCGGTCTGGCCGGTCTAGGTGCGCCTGCGACTAGTAGGCGCCGATCCGATGCTTCTTCGCGTCACGCGCGTCCTCACGAGCCTTCCACTGCTCGTAAGGCAATTCGTCGTCGTTCGCGTCGTCGTCGTCGGCTGGCGCCTTGCCCACGCCACCCACCGGCCGAATGGGAGCAGGAGCGTTACTGATAGAGGCACCCCTGGTCGCGGGCCGTTCTCGCGTGCCAGAAGCAGACGAACGAGCGTCGAGAGCACCCAGCGCAAACATCACCTGGGAGGCCGGCAGGGCGCGCAGTCGGGCAAACTCGTCCGGGTCGGACGCGAGCGCCAGCAGCACACCAGCCGGGTTCTTGCTTTCCATCACGGCGTTGAACATCTCGCGCGTGAAGTCGAAGGAAGTCAGGACGGACGCGGCGTCCGGGTTCTTCCCGAGCTGGTACAGCAGCTCGGCGCCGTCGCTGTGCATCCGCACGACGTCGGCCATGAACGGGGTCTGCTCGACGTCCCGCAGGTTGGCGATGGCCTCTGCGAAGTCGGGATGCGCCGATTTGGCGGCCCGCACTCGCGCGCCGTGCTCGCCAGCGATGCGCGCTTCGTGCGCGGCCGAGTCGGCGTCCTGTCGGAGCCTGTCCAGCTCGGCCTGGAACGCGGCCTGCGTCTTGCCCGTGGACTGCTCGATCCGGGCTTCGAGGTAGGCGTCCTGCGCTTCGAGGAACTCGTCCCAGTCCTTGCCCTCGGCGTCAAACTCTTTCCAGACCGGACGCTTGAGGGCGCCGTACGCAGGCTTCGCCGCCACCGGTGCGGCTTCGTCCTGCTTGTCGCCGTCCGTCTTGTGGCCCTTCGCGAGGTCGAGTCGGGCCACTTCCAGCTTGCGCTGGAGGTCCGCCAGCTCCATCTTGGCGGCTTCGGCCTCGGCGCGGGTGCGGTGACGCTGGCCGGTCAGGCTGTTGATCTCTGCCCGCAGCTCGCTGACGCGCCGCTCGATGGGGCGCTGCTTGGCGGCTGGAGCAGAAGCGGCGGGCTTTGCGGGGTTACCGGCGGATGACGCCCCCGCCCGCGCCGGCTTCGTGACATCGCCCGCCGCCTCGTCGTTGCCGGCCGCGGCGCGGTCCTCGGCGGTCTGGTCTTCGGCGTCGGCGGCCGGATCGGCGGTCGGATTGTCGGCGGCCAGCGTGGCGGCGAGGTCTTCGGCGCTTTCGCGCTCCATGCCGCCGTCGACGATGTTCCAGCCGTCAGATGAGACGGCTTCCGGTGCAGCTCCGAATTCGTTGTCCTGCTCGCCCATATGGGTACGGTTCCTGTCCGGGGTTGATTCTACGCGCCAATCGTCTGGCGCGTCAATTCTTCGACGCTTTCGACTTCTCCGGCTTGGGCGCCAGCGTGGCGCTCAGGGCCGTGGTCTTCCGTGTCTCGTCGCCGGCCACTCGTGCCTGGCGCTCCGCGTTCCGCGCCTGCTTGTCGATGCGCTGGTCTTCGTAGCGTGCGCCGCGGTCGAGCTTCTCCAGCTCCACGTCAGCCTCGTCCCCGGCACGGCGGCGCTCTGCGGCGTCCGCAAGGCGCTGCTTCGCCACGTCCATGCCGAGCTTCTCGCGGTTCATCTCCCGCGTGGCCGAGAGCTTCGCGTCATTCGATTGACGGTCGGCGTCGAGCTTCATCGCGGCTGACTGCGCGTCGGCGCCGAGCTTCATGGCCGTCGATTCTCGGTCGGCGCCCAGCTTGGTTGCCATCTGGCGCTCGGCGGCGCGCGCTTCGATCTGCACCATGACGCGCTCGTGCGCGTGCTCGGCCTCCTGAAGCATCCGCTGCAACTCGGCGTCGAGCTGCTCGGTGTCCATCTTCGTGCCGGTATTCATCTTCGCGATGGCGAGCTGCGTCTTGGCGACCAGCACGGCGATGCGCTCGCGCGATTCGGCCGTCTCGCGCGCCATCTGCATCTCGGCTTGGGTCTGCTGCTGCTTCGTCTGCAACTCCTGCGTGGCGGCCTGGAGGGCCTGCTGCATCTGCTGCATCTGCATCTGCATCCCTTGGAGCTTCGCGGCCACTTCGGGCGACATGTCGGCGTCGTCGTCCTCCTCCGGCAGGCCGGCCAGCGCCGGTTGCGCGGCCTTGAGGCGCTTCGAGAGCTGCTCCCCGATGTCGCCTTCCATCTGCGAGGCGTAGATGTCGGCCACGAGGGGCGCCAGCGCCGGGACCGCCTGCATGATCTCCGACACCATCGTCTGGTTCTGTTCCTTCTGCGTGTCCTTGCTCGGGCCGACCCCCACCGTGATCGAGAACTCGGCGTCCGGGTTGAACTCGTAGAGCTTCGGCATCTGCGGCTTCTTGCCGGGCGCGGCCTGCACCGGCATCCCCGGCGGCGTACCGGGCGGGACCGGCATGGGGCCGTTCGGTCCCTGCACGAAGGGCTGGCCGATGATGGCGTACTCTTCCTTGTCGCGTTCCCCGAGCAGTCGCATCACCCGGCCGCGGCGGTCGTACACCTTCGGCAGTAGGTCGATGATGATGCGCGCTTCGTGCGCCATCGCGATCTCGGCCAGGTTCACCACATAGTGGCTCGTGCTGACCTGCCCCTGCTGCTGCTGCGCCATCAAAGCTTTGCCCGACTGGTCCTTCGGGTTCTTCCCAAGGGACCCTTCGTGGCGGCCGGTCGTGTCGCGGATGTCCTCGTCGGCGGCCTGCGCGGCGATCGTGATGGCCTGAATCGCCGGTTCCGCCGTGTTCCGCTGCGGCGGACCCACAAGATGGCCTTCGAGCGTCGTCGGCTTGTACGTGAGCTTCGAGTGATTCGCCGTATTGGCCGTGTCCCACTCAGGGAAGTCTTCGGTCTGCCCTTCCGCGACGATGAACGGCGCCCGCGGCGCCAGTCCCACGGATTCGACCTGCGCCGAGCGGTGGTAGTTGTAGCTGCGCTGCGAGTCCTTGCCGTTCGACACGATGCCCTTGTAGCAGCGGTCGCCGTCGACGTTGTACTCCTCGCCCAGAAGCTGGATGATCGGGATGTAGCGGCCCGGCCACGGCTCTTCGTCCACGACCTCATCACAGGTGATGACGTACCAGTCCACCTTGGGCGTCAGAATCGTGCGCTTCTTCGTCCCCTTCGGCAGCTTGATGCCCTGCGGCACCTCGTCCTGCCACTGCTCGTCGATCTCGCCGGTCGAGAGCGGCACGAAGAGCTTTACGCGGCGGTCGTAAGTGACCTCGAAGAACTCGGCCACCCGGATGGTGTCCTCGGTGATCCAGCCGATCGGTCGATCGCCTTCGGCCGACAGCTCGTCGCCGTCGTGGCTGCCTTCTTGGATGTCGACCGGGTCGCGCCCGTCGATGACCTCCTTCTCAGCAGCGCGGATCTGCTTCGCCAGCTTCGAGTCTGGGTAGCGGTTCGGGAAGTCGCGGCGCGGGATGTCCTCGGTGATGAGCAGGAACTGCATGTCGGAGCCATCGGGCTCCTTGTGCCACGGGTCGGGGTAGACCGTGTGCTGGTTCAGGATGCGCGAGACGACGATGTCGAGGTCGGTGTCCTTGTCGTTCGCGTACTTCGTCAGCACGCGGTAGTAGCCGCGGCCGGCGATGCTGGCGCGGTCCAGCGCCCAATGCCTAGCGATGTGGGCCTTCGAGTCCACTTCGATCGCGCGCACGCCGGCCTGCACCAGGGTGGCTTCCTGCTTCGAGGCACGCCCGGCCTTCGCCTTGACGTGGATCGACATCTTCGAGCTGCGCGCTTCGTTCAGGATCTGCCGGCGCGGCACGGCCAGCTTGTCGATCACGAGGCAGGGTCGGGCGGCCGGCGCCACGCCGGACACGTCGGAATTCGCCGTCGCGCCTCGGGCCTTCAGGATCTCTTCCGGCCAGTGGTCCTCTCGGAGCGCCCGCGCGAACTTCAGGTCCTCCAGCTCGCGCTTCCGCTGGTCGCTGTACGCCTCGGCCGACAGCTTGAACTTCTTGAGGCCCCGCCGGACGATGGCGGCCTTGCGCTCGCTCTCGGCCTTGTCCTCGGGCGTCTCTGCCCGCCCTTCGTCGTCGTCCTCGCCGGTCATGCCGCGGTCGATTGCGTCATCGGAGACGAGATCCATGCCCTGATAGGGCTGGTTGGTGCCCGGTTCGGGCGTCGAACGGCGTCGAGGCGGGAGTCGCTTGGCCATCAGTGCTTCTGCTCCGTGTCCTGGTCGAAGGCAATGAGCTTGTCGAGGGCTTCCTGCGGGTGCATCCCCGTGGCCTCGTACTCTGCCCGCTTCGCGCTGTCCGATGAGGCGTCGTCGATGCGCCAGCCCTTGGCGATCTCGTCCT